CTTTTTTGCATCGCTGGCGAACGGAGTGCCAAGGCCAATCCATCTGCATCCACATAGTGGAATGGGGCAAACGCCGTAGCCAGGGCATGGCGGCTCATCCTGGCCGAACAACTCCGGCTGGATCAGTTCAGTATCGGGCGGCATGTCACCCTCGCAAAATACCATTTACGCCCTGCAATGCGGTCGTTGAGATGCTTGTGCATGTCCGCTGTGAAATCGGTTGGCATGGCGTGTTTAGACTCGAACTTGACCACATCCTCACGTATCAAATCCCCATCCTCGTACCGAATTACCGCCGTGACTTTCCAGTTATGCGGCTTCGCGCAGTATTTCGCGCATCCGTTTTCGTGACGGATCGGTCCTTCGATGCCGTCAGGTTTGACGACAAACGCGGCGAATGGCTGGTGTTGTAGTGGTTTTTTCATAGCTCTTCCCGCTCCCATCCTGCTCGGAATCCGCCCTGTTTCGGCCAGACAACAACGAGCGGGAACGGGAATTTTTCAGCGCAAACGCGCAGCTTCACTTTTGCGTCATCCTCAGCCCGATACCCTCCGGCAGAGTTGCGCGCCTTGACCTCGTGTATTTCAATGCGGCCGTCCGAGTACAGAACCATAAAATCCGGGTAGTAGTGACATTTTGCCGCTACCTTCAGCCCGATACACTCAAACCACCATAAAGCCACTTCCCCGTCTATTTGAGACGCTTTCAGGTGTTCGGCGTAGGCTGATTCGGTTTTGTTCATTTCCCCGGCTTTAAGGCGGCCTAGAACGCGATTCCGTGGCATTTGCCGCGCGTGGCTGCGGGATAATGTCATGGTTGCTCCCCGATATGCTCAAGCAATGCCTGTTCCGCCGTTTTCAGCGCGAATGTTCCAGCCGTGCACAAACTGAGATAGCAAAGCGACTCCCAGGTTTCCGGCGTGGCGTCGAGGATTTTCCGCAGCGCCTGGCGGCGGTATTCGTTCGGATTGACAATCCGGCCCTTGTGCTTGATCTCGTCGCGGATGTACCAGAGCGCCTTTTGCAGGTCTTGATCCGGCGCGCCTTTGTCGCGATGGCGGAAAATGTACTTGAACGCATTTCCCCGGTTAAAACTCAGATGGCGCGTAACCTGGATGCATTCGATTCCGCTCGGATGCCCGCAGTAGTGGGCGGGGTTGTTTACGGGATCGGTCATGATTGCGGCACTCCCCAATGATGTTTTTTAACCTGGTTCGTGACGTACAACTCAAGCGCGTCTGCTTTGCTGATTCCGTTGCGTTGCGCGTACTGGATGACCGTGTTGTTGCAAAGTCCGTATTTTTTGCAGTGCGACATCAGTGATGCAGTCTCTCCACGGAATACAAATGACTTGCAGTGCGGCTTGACGTACCCGTGGCGCTTGCACATGGCCATGACGGCCTGATAGCACATGCCGGCCTCTCGCCCCATAGCTTCCCATTTCATGTTGTTTCGTTCCGCCAGCTTCTGCAATTCCTCAGCCGGGGTCGTCCCGTTCATCATCGCCTGAACCTCTGCCCAATCGCGAGCCATGGCTAAATCCCCGTTGTTTTCTTGTCTGTTCAGTATTGCACTAGCATTATTCACCGTCAACCACTTTCCCTGTAATCCTCTCAAAAATAACCCGGCTGACGTACTCGGCAAATCCTACCGGGTCAGTCCTGGCCCGTTCGCGCATACCCTGCGCCGTCTTTTCGGACAGCGCCGGGCAATAGTGGCCCTGTTCGAGCTGGCAGAGTCGGCAGGTTACGAGGTGGTGATGGAGGCTCAATTGCTGACAATTGCAACTAGTCTAGATTTAACATCTGGCGTAAACCATGTTTTTTCGGAAAGTTGGCGCATCCAGTCGCGGCGTTTTTCCCCAATTCGCAAGTCAGAAACCGGAATCCAGTAAAACTCGGTTCCTTCTCGGATCTCCTTATTTCCGTCAAAAAAACAGACGCACCCGCCAAATATCCGCAGCGTTACTTTCATCTCAAAACCTCCCGTCCTGATTTTCAATATCCGCAAACCGGAACACATCGCCATGAAATCGGGTCATGAGCGTGCCTGTCGGCCCGTTGCGGTTCTTTGTGACGATCAACTCGGCAAGCCCCTGCGCTTCAGCGTTCGTCGGGTTATAAACCTCGTCACGGTACAGCATGATAATCACGTCCGCATCCTGTTCGATGCCGCCACAGTCGCGGAGGTCGCTATTCATCGGTCGCTTGTTCGGTCGGCGCTCGCATGTTTTCGACAGTTGCGACAGCACCACAGTCGGGCATTTGTACTCCATGCCCAGGCCCTTAATTTCGGCGCTGACCTCGGTCAAAATGTCGTTTGTCGTGCGGCGGTCGTCGCTGCGATTGCTCCGGGATTTCTGGAAATAATCAAACATCATCAGCCCGATGCCGCCATGCTGCCGGGCGATTCGGCGGCAGACTGCCCGCATGTCATTTGGCGACATGCTTCCCTGATCGCAGACCAGAAACTGCCGCGTCTTGATGTCGGCCGTGGCGTTTGACACTCGCTGATATTCGTCAGCCTCGAACCATCCGCGCTGTATCTTGCTCATCGGCACGCCGGAGCGCATGGCCAGCATCCGGTTGATAATCTGCCAGCTTGGCGACTCCATGGAAAATATCACGACCGGCAGCGGCTGCGAAAATAGCGCCGCCTCAGCGATGTTAAGTCCGTATGTGGTTTTCCCCATGCTTGGTCGTGCGCCCACAACAATCATGTCGCCCGACTGAAAGCCGTCTGTCCAGTCGTCCATGCCGCGTAACCCGGTAGCCACGCCGGACAGTTGGCCGGGCTTCCTGTCCATTGCGGCCGACATGCGGTCGAATGATTCCGCCAGCATCGACTTGCTGTCGTGTATCGGGATTTCGCGACCAATACCGCCACGAGCGGTCGATATGCCCAAGACTGCATCCTCGGCATCGCTCAGTAGCTCGGCGGCGGTCTTTCCGTCCGGGGCAAGGATGCTGCCCGCGATAATCTCCGACACGCCCAGCAGCTGCCGCAAGACGGACAGCTCGCGGATGCGTCCGGCATACGCTTCGATGTTGTGCGTGGTGGCGGGTGAGTTCTTGATGATCTCGCCCAGGTAATCATCGCCGCCCATCCTCGCATCAAGCCCGTGCGTTTTCAGGTAGTCGCTGACGGTCAGCGGGTCAACTGCCACATTCGACCCGTAAAGGCTTGCACAGGCCGCCCAGATGACGCGGTGGCGCTGGCTGAAAAAATCAACCTCCTGAATCACGTTACAGACTGCATCCCACCCTTCACCGTCCGACATGATTCCGGACAAAACCGCTTGCTCCAGGCTCAGGCTATGCGGTGTTTTTGGTGCATCATTGTTTTCCATGGAACAACTCCACCCGGTCGCGCTTGGCTCTTGCGGCCAATTCCGGATCTCGTGCGCCGCGCATATTCGAGAACGGCGGCGGGGTTATTATTGGTTTGTACAGGTCAAGCGGTGCCTGTTCGGTCGGCGGCTTGCTGGCTGGTTTGACAGGATTGCTCAGGCATCGTTGCGCCCACTTGACCAGCGCCCTGCACCATTCCGATTCTGTGCGCTTCTCGCCCTTCGCATGGGTAGCTTCCCGGTAGTCTCCAAGATGCCCCAAGACGGTTTCCAGCGTCAACGGTTTACCGGCGTGAATCTTTCCGTTGACGTACTTTTGCAGTTCAACAGGGTCAGGGTTCCAGTCCATCGGCATGGCGAAAAACCGGCGAGTGTCGGAGTCGGAAAACAGGTGCGGGTTTTCTTCTTCCTTCGGCGCAGCCGTCTTGGAAAGTGGAAGAGGGTTAAGGTTACAGGTTACAGGGTTAAGGGTTAAAGCCGGAGCGCTTCCGATTTCCTCCGAAGCGCTCGCGTAATTTCGCGAGTCACTCTGGTTTTTTCGCGAGTTTTCGCAATCGCTTGAATATGCTGGAATTATTGATTCGGCTTCATTGCGGTGTGGGTTTTGATGCTTCAGGAAATTAACAATCTGGATAAATCGCGAGTGGCTCGCGTTTTTTCCTGAGTCGCTCGCGTAATTTCGCGAGTCGTACCGAATAATAAATCCATTGTCGTGAAGCCACGTCAGCATGGCGTCAATGTCGATTCCTTCGCGGTATGGAAAGGTGTCTGCTTTGATGCGAATCGGCCGATCTTCTAACCGGCCTTCGCGGTCAGCAATGAGCCACAGGGACTCAAAAAGCAGGGTATAGAACGGGTCGGCGGTGCCGAGTATTTCGTTGCGGAATAATGCTGGTTTCAGGCTTCGTGCGCGCGCCATGTTGCGATCCTCGGTCAAGAGAGTCAAAAGGATGGCGGCAGGCGTTGACTAGACGCTCTTTGGGTGCCCCCTAGCCGCACATGTATTTTACCATTTTGCAATTGCGATGTAACGCCTACATCATGCCCTGCTCATCAAACATATCCAGAGTTTCGACCTGATCTTTCATGCCGACAGCAGCCATTTCGACATTCTTGACAGCCTGTCGGAAGTAGGCGGTTTTCAGTTCTGCGCCCATGCCGCGACGGCCCAACATGACCGGGCTGTAGACCTCGCTACCTACGCCCATGAACGGGGTAAAGCAGGTCTCGCCGGGGTTGCTGAACAGGACGACACAGCGGTCGATAACATCCAACTGCAACGGGTGTACATGTTTCTCGTCGTCTTCCTCACGGCAGTCACGATATGGCAGCACACGGTTAATGCGGATGTCATCCCACATGCAGTCGGCATACTGACGCCAAATCCAATGACTGAATCGGTTCTCGGTCTGCTTGCCTTTCCAGCCGCGATACGCCAGCAGGTCTGCGGGCATCTTGCGCTCACCAGCATATTCCAACATGCCAACCGGATGCGCCACAGGCACGGGATTCTCGCCAATCTTGCGGAACGTCAGCAACTGATCTCCAGCCGCCACGCCGCAATCAATGGAATCAGCAACAAGCGAGGCATGGGCCAAGTTCTTTTGCATGGTGCGCAGGCGGACAGCCAAAGGCTCTTTCCAAATCATGCGCCGCCCAGTGAACCGCCAGCCGTTCGCCTCATGCAGCCGGATGATGTCGCCGGGAAAATCGACATAGCTGTCGGTGCCGCTATTACTGCGCGGAACGTCCATGCAATGAACGCACGTCACACGGCCCGGCATGGTGATGCGGTTCAGTTCTTTGACCACGAACCCGTAATGGTGCATGAAGGTCTCATAGCTGTCGCAGTTGCTCAGGTCACGCTCTGAGCTGCTGTAATGGTAAAGTCCTGCGAACGGAGGCGAATAGATGGACAGGTGGATGGCGTTGTCCGGGATGCCCTGCATCACCTCAACACAGTCCCCATTGTAGACAGCGAACTTGTCGGAAATCACTTGGTCGATTACAGCCATTTTGGAAGCTCCAGGTTGTTTGTCATGTTGTTCTTGCGGTTGATTGCGGTGGCGTGATTCATCTCGGCCACCAGATTTGAAAACATCGCATCAGCCTGACCAGCCTTGCGTTGCAGGTTTTTCATCACGCCGGACTCGCCTTCGGTTGCGACAATATCCACCGTCACCTCGCGTTTCTGGCCAAACC